ATCCAGTCCTATTAATTCAGAAGCCCTCTTCATTGTGAAGCCTTTTGATTTCAGCAGCGTTTTATAATTATCTTTTATCTGGTTGTTGTCTATGTAGTCAAATGTCATTTTATAATTCATGTTATATGTTCCCCTTTCTCTTGATATAAACCATATTAATTTATTTTGTGCGTAAAGTCAAACGAAAATAATTTATTTTATGTATTGACAACTAAATTAAAATGGTTTATATTGCAGATAAAGATAAACGAAATTCATTTACGGAGGTATTAATTATGAGATATTTTAAGAATGTTAGAAGTTATAAGGAATTAAAAGAGACTTACAGAGATTTACTTAAGAAGAATCACCCAGACAACGGCGGAAATCTTGAGACAATGCAGGAGATCAATCAGGAATACGATATCGCATTCAGAATCTGGAAGAATAAGGACCAGACAATTACAGAAGAGGAGAAGAAAGAGACCGCTCAGGGTACAAGAAGAAACTTTTATACAGCTTTTGGTTGGGAGGGCAGCCGTTACGATTCCAATTTAACACTTAAGGAAATCGCTGTTATTGTTCGTAAGTATGTAAAAGAGAAATACCCAACTTGCAAATTTAGCGTAAGAACTTCATATGCTTCTATGTGTCAGGAGTTGCATGTTGAGATCAAAGAGTTTGCCGATAAAATGTACAAGACAGCGGAGGATTTAAGAGCCGAGGGTCTTCATGAGGTTGTAGACGGTTGGGATAGATACAGAGATAATGTTAGCGATATGATGAAGAAGCTTAGAGCTAATGGATATTTTAATCTTGATTGTTGGCTTGATGAAGATGTATACAACGCATACGAAAAAGCCGTTGCAGATAGCGCATTTTACGCTATCAAAAGTGATTATTTCCAGAGTGTTATTGATGATGTTGACGCATTTGTTAAGTCATACAATTACGAAGATTGCGACGGCCAGATTGATTATTTTAATGTTAATTTTTATTATTTCGGTTGCAAATTTGATAGTTGTGTACAGGTTGAAAAGGTTGCAAGAATCAAGAGTGCAACCGCAACACCTGCAACTACTCCAGAACAGCCAGAGCAGATAAGCACAAGTGGAGAGGCTTTCACAGTCCAGGAATCACAGCACACAAAGACCGGCGAAAAAATATATCTTGTTAAGTGGCTTGATAATCTCAGCCGTGACAATTATATAAAGCTTAACAATGAGATTAAGAAGTTGGGCGGCTACTATTCAAAATTTACGCATAGCTTTATTTTCAAGGAAGACCCAAGCGAAGCATTAAAGGAGGTGAGAATCGCATGATAGATATTTGTAATAAAAAACCCCCTTGTTGTGGGTGTCCTGATGCGGACACCTGCACAAAGGAGAGGCAGGAAAATTTATTTAAAGAGTTGTTCACAAGATACGGCTCTTATTCTGAATCGCCGGCAGAGCGCACAATACATATTTTTGAGAATCACCCGTCAAAAATATATACATGTGATGAAGTTGTGCGGAACATGGTCAGAGCTGATGCAGATATCCAAAGGCTTGAAAAAAATATTGCAATGCTTAAGGCTTACAAGATGGGGCTTGTTAATAGATATAATTATCTTGCTACTTCCCCAACCCGTGAAAAAATATTATTGCAGCGTGTCAAAAAATACGGTGGTAAAGTTGCGTATTATATAATATTTTACTCTGTAAATCTTGCGGACGGCCACGAAGTGGAAAAAGACCGGCTTACATTTGCCGGATCAGAAAGGCGCCAGGCATTCAAAAAATTTGAAGAGCTAGCAAAGGAACACAGCAGCGCAGTTTTTGAAAAAGATGTTGCTAAAAAATCATGGGAATAAAAATATTTTAAGAAAGGCGCGCCAGATGGCGCGAAGGTGAAAAATTATGAGAAAGTATGAAGTTTTAAGAAAAGATGTTGAAATTAAGTATGCAGAAAGAAAGAGTTTAAAACCTGGTTGTGCTGTTGGTGCGCTTGATGTAGTGCCTGAAACAATAGGTTCATTTGACACTCCGGAAGAAGCAGAAAAAGAGCTTTCAAAATATAAAACGAGTATTCAGGAATTAAGCAACTCAGGCGGTGCTTATTTCGCCGTGAGTGAATATTATATTGAATCAAACGAATATGATTCCGACGGGCTTTTTGTAGATAGCGACGGCGTCAAAAAAGTTTCCGACATGAAAATTGAAGTCATTGAAAAATCATCATATAAAACCGTGTTCACATGCAGCGCATATGAAGAAGCTGAAAAATTTATTTCTGATTATTCCGGTGATAATGAGTTGTTTATGTCGTTTTTATAATAAATATAGCCCGCTCATCCGGCGGGCTTTTTATTATCTGCTGCCATGTGTCTATTTATTTTCAGGCAGGACATGCGACCATGTATCTCGGCATACATGCGACTATGTACCCAGGCTGTCAAAAGCTGCTGCCAATTACCTGGTCATGCCCGGTCAAAAAATTATCCAAAAATCCTGTCACAAAAAATCTCCTCGTATTCTGATTTTATGCGGATTTCTTAACATTTCCCTGTACTTTTCCACATTTTATTAACAAAATCCCTCTCACATTCTGATTTTATGCGTGTTAAGCCCGAATTTTTAACACGAAAAAGGACGGGCTTTTGTAGTCCGTCCTCTAAGAGGGTAAATCGTGCAGTTTTGATATCCATATCAGTCATGGTTATATTAACATTCTGTGCGGTGCTATGGTGTGCTATTTATGTTTTTTAAAAATTTTTTCTATGATCTGCATGCAGTCTTCAGATGTAAGCCCGTCACAAAATTTTCCTTGTGCCGTTTCCGGCGTCTGGTTCTCTCTGTAGTCACAAAGTTTTAATAGCCCGCCGTCGCAAAAAATTTCTAACATAGGCTTTTTAAATCCTGCGCGTTGCTCTATATCAATTTGCATTTCATATTTACCCCAGATAATATCCGGATAATCACGGTTAAAATTAAAAAAATACGGGTATCCTGCTTCTTTTAACATTTTTTCAAGATAAAAAATATGCTGATATTCTCTGTGTTTTTCGCAAATAGTCATATTATCCATATATTCTTTTCTCCATAATCTTTTTATGTTCCATAACAATCATTTGCACTCTGGCGAATTCTAACAAAGTATACAGACCGTTACGCCAATACTGAGTAGCCGGCGTCTTTGATAACATTTCCATTTTGCATATATCAGCCCAACCCTGGCGGTCTATGTATTTTCTTTCTAAAATGGCGCGTTCTGTTGTATTCTCTCCCAGATAAGATATAATATCATCAACTTTCAAATATGCCTTAGTACATTCTTTTATTGACTCTTTGATTCTTGTCTGAATTTCATCAAGTTGTAAAGGCAGAGAGGCGGCGCCGAGATTTTCTCCCGAACCTCTCGGCATTCCATCATTAACCGGTGCATTAAGAGGCATATCAAATTCTCTTATAATGTCCTGTTCTCTTGCTTCTAATGCATGTTTTCTGTTAATGCATACTCTATATTGCTTCAAAAAATCATCAAGGATTCTTGCCTCGTCTGAAAGCCCTTTTGTCTTATCCATGTTTGCTCCTATTCTGACAGGTAATACAATTTACCGCCTATATACTGTATTTGCTTAAGACTTTTCTCCTTGTTGTCAAAATCTTTTATATAAATATCTCTCTCGGCCAGTTCGTTGATTAGTAGTTGGATACTCTGGCATATTGTCAGGGTCGGAACGCCTGCAAACTCATTCCGTCTCTCCTTTACTTTTCTTGTCCTGTTCAACTTTTTCCTCCTGCATCTTTTTATATTGTTTTTGCATGCTCTTCAAAATCTTTTCTTCTGCCCTGCGTTCTGCAACTTCTTCTGCAGCTTTTATCTGTCTTTCTTCCGGATTGCAATGAACCACAATATGAGCCTGCAGAACTACTTGTGCTGCTTGCATAGATAAAACATCATTCTTGCACCGCTTGCGTGCCTGCTCAAATGCTATACAATATACATCTGCACATTCTCTTGTAAATTTTTCGTCTATCATACTTTACTCCCTGCGCTTTGTTGCCTTTTCTTCAAGTTTTCTTACAATGCTCCTGGCCACTCCCAGTCCGAATCTGTATCCTGTTCTTGCATTCTCTGCTATTTGAGGGTCCCTCTGCATATTAACAATTTCTTCCGCTATGGCCAGACTGCAGTCTGTAGCAAAACCTTGTATTGCACACACGGCAACCTTTTCATCAGGGTGCTGCATATAATATATCTTGTCTTCTATGTCTTTAAGAATGGCTGTCAGTTCTCCTTCCTCTTCAACTGTTGAACACGCTTCCTGTTCCCTTGCAATTGCAGAACGGAGCAGCATATATTCTCTGTCATTAAATGGTCCTCCCATACTTACGCCTCCCTCTCTATAATCATGTCAAACCATCTCTTCTGAATTGGTAATGTTAGCATTATGATTCACCTGCCTTTACTATTTCTAATGCATTTGTCACGCCCATCGAATATCCTTTAGCAAAGTCAAATTGTGTTTGGTTTTCTCTCGCACATCTTTCCTCATCTTGTTTAGCTAATATTAATTCTTCCGTCAATCGTTTTACAACCTTTTCAAAACATGTAACTTCATTGACATCATGATAGACTGCTTTGCTGTTTAAAAATGCTGTTTTAAACATTTCGGCAATCTCCTTCTCGTCAACTCCGCACAAACTAGGAACATTTCTACTCATATCCCCAATGATTCTTATAAAGAAATCTTCAAATTTATCCTGCATAAAATGTATTTCAAATTCCTCTGGTATTTCTATTATTAATTTCATTTTTTATACTCCTTCTAATTCATGTATACATTCCGTCTGCTGCCACACTCTTAGAGCATTGCTCACACCTTTAATTTATCTAATACTTTCATGGCTACTTCTAACATTGGTTTACTGGTTCCACAATTCTGACCAGTATATGTATCTGTCTCTTTGAGATATCCGCAGCCTATACATATTGCCTTTGCTACAGCTTCTTTGGAATCCTCTATAGCTTTATTCCTTTCATTTTTGAGTAATGTCTTGCAATTATCATACTGGATATTATTTGTTTCAATGGCATTGAACCAATTTCCTTCCACTCTTCTGTAATATTCAATTAATTCAGCTTTCCTTAATTGCTTTAAATATGAATCTGAATATGTGTAAGCGCCTACAGGAACTTTACCCATTTTCTTTTACACCTGCCTTTACTATCTCGATTGCTCTGCTTAGCCCAGCGTTATATCCTTGATGTACATCTGATAATATAGTCTCGCAGTCAATGAATTTATCTTTTTCCATTTGATTAATAACCTTATTAACATCATAGGCTGTTGGCTGATTATCAATAAAATCAAGAATCGCTTTCATCTGGCTTTTATTGTAATGTTGTTCTGAAAAATTCAGTTTATCCGCATCAATTAGTCTCATTTTTCCTCCTATTGCCACTAATATATACTATCCGTGAACCATCTTTAAGCCAACATATAATTGCATTTGGTATCTGGCTATTATCATTTATTCCAGCTGTATGTATACTACTAGCAGGCTTGTAATCAATAATTCTTGTTCGTATATGCTTTTTAGCTTCTTTCAACAACTTTTTATAAGTCATATCTAACCTCTTTTATAGGTTCAAGTAACACATAATTCCGCAATCTGTGCTGATTTCGTCTTCTATTCTTCCCCTGTCAGGTTCTAATTCGTCTAAAAATGTGCCATTAATGCAGCTTGCGCCTATTTCTCTTTCTAACTTTGCCCGGCTTTCAAATACTTCCGGAAAATCTTTCCGTATTTTATTCCAGTAACCCATTCCGCCTTTTACACAACCTATGCAATTATTGTTCTGATAGCCTAGTTCGTACATAAGCGGTCTGGATATTTCCATTCTATTTGCAATAGCGTGGCAATCCTGTTTTTTAAGCATCAAATCAATTAATGGAAACTCATGCATTTGTTCAGGAAAATTTGTATTTAATCTTTCCGCCCTGTTTTTCTCATTAAGATCCATTCCCCAAACATAGGTTAAAGTGTGTTCTTTATGTTCATTTTCCCACTTCTTCCTTACTGCTTTCTTTAGCATCCCTGTACAAGGTGCGCCATGCTCTGAATTTATGAACTTGTACTTTCTAATAACATCTTCGACGCAATTAAACCTGTCAGATTTAAGAATCGTTACTTTCTTACCTATTATTTTTTCACAATCCCTTATCGTTATTCCTTTCTAAATAATTTAAACACTTGTTACCTCTCAATTAATCCACTTAACAACCGTATCTCCTTTATAACCCTTTTCCCAGATAAACCATGCATACGCAACGGCTGAACCTCCGCCGGCTTTCATTTTTTCAAATTCAGCATTCTTCGCACATAGTAGTCTTCCGCTTGAAACATATATTACCCTGGGTGGATTCTTGTCAAACAATTTTCTTCTTGCTTTTCCTTCCAAAAATTGAAGCTTTAAAAACATTGCAATCTTTATTCCCTGGATAGAGATATCAAGAGCATGTTCGACGAATTCCCTCGCAAATTTATATGGAGGGTTGGTTATTATATCCATTGTATTTATGTGAGTTGTCTTAAGAAAATCTTCAATTACAGTTCCTTCATATCCACGATTAATCAAATCTGTGCTATGTACTGTGTATCCATTTCCCTTAAGAACATCAGAAATGTGACCCCCCCACATGCACATTCCCATATATTTGAAGAAAATTTCTCTTTTTCCAGCAAAAGTTCTGTTGCATGTGGTTCTGTCGCGTAATAATCATTTTTCTGTCTTTCCTTTTCCGTGTGATTAGACGCCCCTAAGGTCTTGTAAATGCTGTTCCCGTTTCCTGTCCAGTCTTTCATTCTTTTGCCTCTTCAAGTAAGATTCCTGCATTTTCTTTCATGTACTGGCTAACTTTTATGTATCCTTCCGTATTATTTTTTGTAGAAAATCCACGGAATTTTACTCTTGCCGGATATGCATCTTTGACTATATCTCCGTCTAATGCTAAAACAATGGACCAGCCAAATGTATGTAAGATCATATTAATCCACCACAGCATTCCGCATTCTCTGAACTGCTGCCATGTAGAACGCTTAACCTCTTCCGGTTTTACATCTTCTGTGACCGTCTTAGTAATCTTTTCGATTGATGTTATTTCGTTAAAATCAGCTTCATCACTAGTATTCAGATATAACATTACTGCAGTGTTATTTATTAAATCAACGCTGCTCCCATCTTCTCTTGTTATGCGCCACATATCTTTACCTCCTGACATCAAAATTTTTGCTTGCACTCACTAACTCCTCATACGGAGGCAACATTTTTAACCAGGCATTAACATGTAATCCCTTTGATTCACAAGGCGTCTTTTCGTTTCTTAAGTAAAAATGTCCTTCGCCGTCCTTATCGATTTCATATCTTCCTGCCATTACTATATATTGATCAGAGAATGATAATAAAAGGTTAGGAACATTGTAGAATTCACTCGGAGCTTTTTCTGTTACCGGAGTCCATGTCAAGTATCCTATTTCGTCTAAGTCTTCATAAGCCTGCAGTTTTTCTCTTAATCTGGCCATAGCCCATAAGTTACGATAAAACACAGCTAATAATCCTACTGTACTATCTATTTCATACTGAAGCATAGAACCCATATATTCCTCAAATTCTTCATCTGATAAATCAGTTAAATCTACATTGCAAATATCTTTCATAAGATTTCTTGCAAGCTGCCTGCTGTCAATATCTAAATTGTAATCTCTGTATCTGGCGTTACGCTTTCCATCTGCATAGCAACAATTATGTGCTAATTCCATCATTGACATTTCCTCAACCTTTTTGTGAGTTGTTAATCTACTCATACACCCTCCCATTTATTATCTTTCTTAGTTCCGTCCTCGTTATAATCTCTTGTGGACTTATAAAAATTGCATTTACCATCTTCGCATGCTGAACAGTACAGCTTCCGTAATGCCCTGCATTCTCTATGTTTTATCTGAATGAAAATGCAATCTGTCTTTGCTATTCCCATTTATTTCTCCTCTCTGTCTATTATGTATCTGATAATTTTGATGATATAGCATACAACCAGGAGAAAACCTGCTGCCACTGCACAGCCTATAGGAATAAGCGCCATTAAAATTAAAAATTCTTTCATTGTTACCTCTTTTTCTTAACAGATTTTACCTTTGCATTTAACTTAACCGTAAGTAAGCCAGCCTTTGTTAATTCTGCCTCGTCAGATCTGAATCCTTTTCTTGATAATTGTAAAAGTTCCGAACCGTCAACAAGTGCCAGGTTGGATATATCGCAATTGTCCTTGTTATTATCAAGAAATATAATCTTTTTTCCTTTAGGAATAGGACCGTTGTATTTCTCCCAGGTTGCCCGGTGAACAAATTCAAATCGTTCTCTCTGGCTGCCTTCTTCCTTAACTTTCCTTATCAGGTATCCGTCTGTAGTATGAGTATATTCACCAACTTTCATGCGATTAGCCGGGATATTGCCTTTCTTGAACATAGTACCCTTGCATTTCTCATACTGTTCTTTACTCATATGCTTGCCTTTGTTGTAAGGAACATTACCTTTAGGAAATCTGCCATCATTGCTGCAGCGTAAGTCATTTCTTGCCATGTATCCTTTGCACATTGCATATGTGAATTCAATTTCAAAATGTTCAGACACCATCTTTGCAATCTCATTTTTAGTTCTTCCCGGAGTAATGCTGCGGATATATTCCCGCATTTCCGGAGGATATTTAAGAGAACGCCCTTTAGGAAATCCTGGGGTTGTTCCGCTTTTAATGTGGTATCTGTTTTTCGCTCCCTTGATATTGTCCTCGGTGAATATTATTCCGTACTTTTCTTCAAAGCCTTGCTGCTTAATTAATTCAGTCACCTGTTTTGTTGTTCTTCCTGGTACATTATCATGCAGCCATCTGACAACTTCCTCCGGCCACTTCATTACTTACTCCCCCCCCCTGATGAGGGCGAACCTCAAGCATTTCAGGAATTGCCTTCGGTCTGTCGTATCCGTATTCGTCCATATGCTGCATAGCTTTGAACTGCAGTTCTCCGGTCCTGATAATCTGCTCACTCACCTTTGCCATTGCTTCCGATCTCCTGATTTCTGTATCAAGTTCGTCTCCTGTTAAATCTTCGTCTCCCAGCTTATCAAGCTGTTCAAATAAATAATTGTTTAAGTCTCCTAATGTGTTCTTCACAACTTGCCTCCTTGATTAAATATAGTTTTTCCCAAATGCCCGCATCCACTCATCATGTCCGTGTATCTCTTAAAA